GACAAGAACGAACACTGACTGAACAAATCCATAGGGGACTTGGTAACAGGAGAGCCGGTCAGGATACGTTTGTACTTAGCGTCCTTTGCCAGCATCATCACGTTCTTGGTGCGGGTAGCCTTACGGTTCTTGATCGTCGTGCTTTCATCTACCACCACCATATTGGCAGGGTTCTTAGCCAAGAAGGCATACGCGGCCTTCGTACCACGCGGCGTGGACAACGCCTCGACGTTCATTACAAACACCTTCAGCCCGTCAAACGGTTCGTACACCAGTTCCTTCATTTCTTCTTGAAACTTTTTAGCGGTAGACGGCGTCCAACGCACAACCATACGGTTGATGTCATCCGGCAGGTGGGCAGGTATCTCGCCCTTGACCCAGTTGTCATACACGCCTTTTGGTGCCAGTATAAGAGCAGCACTTATCTTCTTGGCCTTATATAATGCGCCAATAGTGTCAATCGCGACTTTACTTTTGCCTGTTCCCATCTCCATGAACAGCGCGTAATAGTCCGCGGCCCACGAGTCTTCCCATGCTTTGCGCTGGTGATCGAACGGCTCTGTCTTAAATTTGTAATCCCGCATATTTTTCTCCTTGACACTGCGATAATATAAGCATATATATGACAATGTCAAGAGCCGAAAGGACTCTTTAACCACGAAGGAGAAAACGCGATGAGCGATATTTTCGATCAAATGGAAGAAGACTTTGAACAAAGTCTAGCTACTTCCGTAGAAAAACTGGACCAAGGTGACCTGACTACGGTTGCTGGCATGGCCAGAGCAATCCGTGACAAAGAGAAAGCAGTTGCCGATCTTGAGCAAAAGCTCAAGGAGGAAAAGAAAGTTTTACTCAAAATGACGGATGAAGACCTGCCTACTATGCTAGCCGAAATTGGATTGGCCAGCATGAAACTAGATGACGGCTCTGAGGTCACCGTCAAACAAACTTACGGGGCTTCAATCCTCGTAGACAACAGGCCAGCGGCATATGACTGGCTGAGAGACCACGGGTATGACGACATCATCAAAAATACGGTTGCCTGTCAATTTGGTAGGGGCGAAGACGACCAAGCGTCGGCCTTCAAAGCCATTGCGGAAAAGCAAGGCTACCTTGCCGAACAGAAAACTGAAATCCACCCCCAGACACTCCGTGCGTTCGTTAAAGAACGGGTGGAAAGTGGTGACGAGTTCCCGATGGAACTTTTCGGAGCCTACATAGGCCAACGTGCAGTTGTTAAGAGGAGCAAATAAATGGCTGACAAAAAGAATGCTGTAGCAGAGCAGAAAACTGCTGAAATCGTCCAGTTCGACCCCACCATGTTTGAAGAAGATGCTGGTGTTGGTCTGGAGAATATGGGTCAAGATGATCTTGCCCTGCCGTTCCTGAAGGTACTGGGCGGCATGAGCAAGGAGCTTGATAATCTGGAAGATGCCCGCAAGGGTGATATCCTGAATAGCGTCACAAACGCCGTTTACAAGGGCAAGGACGGCATTCGGGTAATTCCGGTAGCCTACCAGCGTCGGTTCATCCAATGGGCCCCCAGAGGCGAAGGTACGGGCGCACCGACGGCTATTTATAGCCCCGGTGAGGCCATGCCTAAGACCGAACGCTCAACCGAAGATAACAAAGAATACGTCATGGACGGGTCTGGTCAGTACATCGAAGAGACCCACCAGCACTTTGTTATCGTCATCCATGAAGACGGGTCAGCAGAGACCGCGTTGATTGCTATGAAGTCTACGCAACTTAAAAAGTCGCGTAAGTGGAACAGCATGATTTCGTCGCTGACCATGCAAGGTAAGAACGGCCCGTTCACACCACCACGCTTTAGCCATGTGTATCTGCTTAAGACACAACTTGAAGAGAACAGCAAGGGTAGCTGGCACGGTTGGGAAATGAGCCGCGAAGGCCCCGTAAAGGAGATGAACCTCTACAACAGAGCCAAAGAGTTTGCCAAGAGCATTACCGAAGGTGACGTTGTTGTGAAGCATCAGGACGAAAGCGTGGGCGGGGCAGAAAGCTCTGACGACGTACCGTTCTAAACTGTTGGGGTGGTGAGACTGTACCATCTCGCCGCCCCATCCTTTTTGGGGGCAACAATGTCTGTAGATAAATTCTCTGCCATATTTGATGGGCTACAACTAGCCTATGGCACATATAAAATTGAAAAGACTCAGGCTAACGGTAAGAATACTGGCCGCGCCGCCATTGTGCGCGAGACACGGACCACGGCGCTTTGGGAAGGGCACCTGTCTGGTAAAGGCCGTTCAGTCGGAATTATCCCGATTAACGAAGAAAACAAATGCGTCTGGGGCTGTATCGACGTAGACCAGTACCCGCTCGACCATAAGTTACTTGTTGAAAAAATTAGGAAGCTCAAGCTTCCCCTTGTTGTCTGCCGGTCAAAGTCCGGCGGCGCACACTGTTTTCTGTTCACCACAGAGTGGATAGATGCCAAAGATATGCAGGCCACCCTGCAACAGATATCTGCCGCGCTGGGTTACGGTGGGAGCGAAGTGTTTCCAAAGCAGGTTAAACTGCACCTAGACCGCGACGATGTAGGTAACTTTCTTAACCTGCCGTATTACGACGCAGAGGACGGCTTACGCTACGCTATCAAAGATGATGGCACCTCCGGCACCCTAGACGAGTTCATCGACCTGTACGAAGCTCACAAGCAGACTCCAGAGCAGGTGACCAAGCTACAGATAGGCGATGAGGCAGAAACCTCGCCGATGCGTGACGGGCCGCCGTGCTTGCAGTTCCTGATGAAGGAGAAGATCAGCGAGGGCGGGCGCAATAACGGCCTGTTCAACATAGGCGTTTACCTGCGTAAGGCGTATCCAGATAGCTGGGAAAACGAAATCCTGAAGTACAATATGGAGTATCTTGTTCCGCCCCTGCCGCTGAACGAACTTAACATTGTTGCCAAGCAGTTAGAAAAGAAGGAGTACGCCTATAAATGCGGCGATGCTCCAATCAACGCGCATTGTAACAAAGAGCTCTGCCAAACCCGTAAGTTCGGCATCGGTGCGGCTATACAGGGGGCCAGCATAGCTAACCTGCGTAAGTACGATTCTGTGCCGCCCGTCTGGTTCCTAGACGTAAACGGTGAGCCGTTGGAGCTAGACACCGAAGCTTTGCAGTCTCAGCCCACGTTTCAGAAGGCGTGTATGGAGCAGCTTAACTTTATGCCTCGTACTGTCAGCAAGATCGTGTGGGAAAACCGCATCAGCGGCCTGATGAACGAGATGAAAGACAATGAGAGCGCGATAATGGAAGTGGCAGAAGATGCCAGCATTAGCGGTCAGTTCTACGACTATCTGGAAGAGTTCTGCGCTCATATGCAGAAAGCGGCGGACAAGGAAGAAATTCTGTTGAAGCGCCCGTGGACTGACGAAGAAGAGGGTCTGACCTATTTCCGGCTCAAAGACTTTGAGTCTTACCTAAAGCGTAACAAGTTCTTTGAGTACAAGACGCACAAGATGGCTCAACGCCTACGCGACAGGGGCGGGGAAAGCAAGCTGTTAAAGATAAAAGGACGACCTGTTCGGGTGTGGACAATCCCATCTTTTGAGTCCGGCGATATAGACTTTAACAAACCTAATTTTGGAACCAAGCAAACGGAGGCACCTTTTTAATGTTATTAGCAGATGGATTTGAAAAAGCTTTTGTTGGCGTTGGGAGCAGAGCATCTCAGCCGGACATAGCTGTCTACGACTTCGACAAGTGCGTTGCAGTTCTATGTGAGCGGGATGGGATGGATTTAGACGATGCCGTGGAGTTTATGCACTACAACGTCGTCGGGGCTTGGATGGGGGACAACACCCCGCTCTTTATCCGGCTAATGAATAGCATAGAGGAGCTATATAACGATGACTAATCACGAGCGAAATAAAGCTATCTATGTGGATCGCGTCATTGAAAAGCGCACCCTCAAAGCAATAGCCGACAAATACAACCTCTCCCGCCAACGCATTTATCAGATAGTTTCCGAACAACAGGCTATCGTAGACCACACCAAGGATTGGGAAAAACCCTATAGGCCAGAAGATGGAAACTAAGATATTCCGCATATACGGCCCGCCCGGAACGGGGAAGACTACCGCGCTGCTTAACAAAGTAGATGAGGCCCTTGCCGCCGGAGTTGACCCCGCGCATATCGGTTACTTCGCCTTTACCCGTCAAGCGGCTAACGAAGCTGTCGAACGCGCCTGCACACGGTTCAAGCTAGATAAATCACAACTGCCTTGGTTTCGTACCTTGCACAGTTTTGCTTTGAAGCTGTCCGGCATCCGTCAAGAGCAGGTAATGCAACCAGAGCATTACAAAGAGCTAGGCCACGCCTTGGGCGGTATCGACCTGCGGGTAGACGCATCCCAAGTTAGCGGCGAGGAACTGTTCGACCTGAACAAAAACAGTAACCCGCTAATCAGCCTGATAAACCTAGCCCGCCTGCGTAAAGTAGACTTGCGCGAACAGTACGATGAAAGCCACATGGATATGCCGTGGAGCAACGTGAAGTATGTGGCAGATAGCCTGATAGAATATAAGAACCGATTTAGCCTGTATGACTTTACAGATATGCTGGATGTCTTTGTGCGAGAGGGCGCGGCCTTCTGCCCACGGCTGGCACTAACCTTCATTGACGAAGCACAGGACCTGTCACCCCTGCAATGGGACGTAGCTCACGTTCTGGAGCAACACTCAGAGCGCATATACTGCGCCGGAGATGACGACCAAGCCATCTACCGCTGGGCGGGTGCCGATGTTGAACACTTTATTAGTCTCAACGGTGGCTACGAAGTGCTGGAGCAATCCTACCGCGTACCAGCTTCCGTACACCCGTTGGCCGAACGCATAGTCAAACGCATCAATCGCCGCGTACCAAAGACCTATTTACCACGCCAAGATGCAGGTAACGTCCAGCGCATCATTGATACGGGGCAGATAGATTTTTCTGAGGGATCGTGGCTCGTGCTGGCTCAAGCCGGATACTTTCTCGACGCTACCGCAAGTGATCTAAAAAGCAGGGGCTTCTTGTTTAGCCGTCGCGGGTATCGGTCAATCTCAGAAAGTTTGAGCGAGGCCGTCAATGGCTGGGAACAAATGAGGAAGGGCAAGCGTATTACCGGCAAGGCCGCACGAACCGTGTACAGTTATATGTCTGTCGGAGATAGAGTCAAGCGCGGATTTAAAAAATTACCTGCCTTAGATGACGACGAGACAGTCTCACTGGAAGAGTTGCAACGCGACCACGGCCTTGTCGCCACCGTTGATATGATATGGCACGAGGCTATGGATAAGATGCCCAGTGGCGAACGTGCGTACATCACGGCTCTGCTACGACGCGGCGAAAAGTTTAACGCCATACCCCGCATAGAACTGTCCACGATCCACGGCTCTAAAGGCGGTGAGGCAGAAAACGTCGTGCTCTACACCGATTTGTCCCCTGCGGCGGCCAAAGCGGCTGAATCCGCGCCGGATGATTTGCACCGCGTATTCTACGTCGGTGTCACCAGAACCAAGCAAAACCTCTACTTGGTTGAGCCCGAAGATGCAAATAGGAGCTACTGGATATGAAACATAAACCAACATACGTAATCCTTGATGACGTAATAGAAGGTTTCTGTGGGAAAGTTGAAACCAGTTTTAATCTTTCAATCGGTCCGGAGATGAAGTCTGCGGTAAGGCAGGCATACCAAAAAGGCTTTGACAACGGCATCCGCCATGAAAAAGAAAGACAGAAAAAATGAAGCGTGAAGAAATCCTGTCTAAGGCAGAGTCCTTAGTCAACGGCCCACGGGCCAAAGCTTATGGCGATGCCCATGACAACCATGAGCGCATTGCTAAAATGTGGTCAGTGCTTCTGGGTAAGGAAGTATCTGTGTCACAAGTCTACCAGTGCATGGTTGCCGTTAAACTGGCGAGGCTTACTGTAACACCGGAGCATGAAGATAGCTGGGTAGATATCTGCGGATATGGCGCATTAGGAGGAGAAGACTAATGGTTAAATTCATTCGCATCGAAATGCTCGACCACTATATAAAAACGGGCTGGACGGTTATACTCCAAGGCACAGAAATGGCCGCAGTTAGGAAAAACGATGGCACTACAAATGACAATGTTCGGGCCTAAAAGCGAGTGGGTGCCACCCGCTGAGCTACCCAACATCTTCGATGCGAAGCAAATAGCCATCGACGTAGAAACCCGCGACCCCAACATTAAGACCAACGGGCCCGGATGGCCTACCGGTGATGGCGAAGTCGTAGGCTACGCAGTAGCTGTTGCAGACTGGGCAGGATACATCCCCATCCGCCACCTTGGCGGGGGCAATCTTGACGAGCGCATAGTTAACAAGTGGCTCAAGAAAGTGTTTGAGTGTCCGGCGGACAAGATCATGCACAACGCACAATATGATGCAGGGTGGATACGCCGGATGGGGTTCAAACTAAACGGGCGCATTATCGACACCATG